CGGAACCCGTTCTGTAGATGGCTATAATGCCCCACCCAAACTATTGGCTTAGGAGATTCCTAGATCATCAGTATAGCTGGGAGGATATACTCTTTATATCCCATTTCATAGCGTAATGCTTATACTTAGCTGGGACGTTTGTATAACATTATTACTAGTTATGTCAACGCTTATTTTGTTTATAAGCACCTTTTGTACCGAGCAAGCCCAGTACAATTGGTCGAATCTAAGACCCATGATATGTTGGCTGTATAACCATATCGGGCATCAGGCAAGCTCTATATAATATATCAAAAAATGAAACATTACACAGAAAACTTATTTACAAAACTGCGTCGTCCAAAGCTAAATTCTAAGGTATGGATCAAGTTCAATGAACTTAATAAATACGTTAAAGTTATAGTCTGGTTAACCGGTAATGTAGCTTCTTTAGATGTTTTAATGACGCTCATGGTGCATATAAAACGTTTAGTTTCCAAAGGTGGATGAAATTTTACTTTCCTCTACCTAAAAGAAGCTCAACGGCTTTTAGTACGTACTATGAGTGGGTCTCCAGAACCCAAGGAAACACGTAAAAATGTTATCTTGGTTGCTAGAGACAGTCATGGTCTCCCAAGGATTATTCCGATAAACTTGCGATCGATTTTGATCGAGTTTAAAAAGAACCAATCCTTGGTAAAGACAGTACTGACAATTCTCTCTGTTTACAGAGTATTCCCTACAAAGCCTAAACCTAAATTATCAACCATTACCGAACCTTTTACGGGGTCCAGTACTGAATTGGTTAACTTGGAAGAAGCTGTGCAGGAGGTACTAGGTAAATCAAAGATCAAACTAAATAGTCCTAAGCTAATAAAATTAGAGACAGCAGGGCCAAACGCAATTAAAAGCGCGTGAAGCTCTGGTATCGACACTTTAGCATTCATACACTATCCGACGGAGTTTATATCCTTCGCCCGTTATTGTATTCATAATAAAGCTAGATTGTTTCTAATCTGAGCGTGTTTCCTCATACTAATTGCCATTTTGCCATATACCGTTCTTTTGGTAACAGGTAAAATTAAGCGATTAGAATTAGGAAAGTTGGGTATAGTTTTAGATCAGGCGGGGAAAGCAAGAATCATAGCAATATGTTCTTACTGGCTCCAACTGGTGCTAAAACCACTACACAATGCCTTGTTTAGTAGATTACGACTAATCGTTACAGACGGAACTTTTGATCAGCATGCACCACTTGACCGATTGGTCAAGTTGTACGATGGAAAACACAAGTTCAGTTGTTTTGATTTGTCAGCGGCTACGGATAGGTTGCCAATTCGTGTTCAACGCGATATCCTAAATATAGCTGTATATAAAGGGTTCGGAGACCTGTGGGCCTCCTTACTCGATATATCATGGTTATATAAAGGTAATTACGTTAAATACAGCGTTGGCCAACCTATGGGTGCCTATTCATCTTGAGGAATGCTGGCAGTTACACATCACGTGATAGTAAGATATGCAGCGCTGAAATGCGGTATAAGGGGTTTTTCCTCATATGCTGTACTAGGTGATGATATTGTAATATTACATGATGAGGTAGCAAAAGTGTACCTTAGCATAATGCAACATTTAGGAGTCT